TTATCTCCTTTCGATGATTTCAAGCGCCCGCTCTTGGTGATGCGGGCTATGGTGCCAGTAGTGCTTTCGAATCGTCTCAGGCGACGTGTCGAAATACTCAGCGGCATCCTCGACGCTCAGCCCCTTCATCACCGCCCAGGTGATCGCGGTATGCTTGAGAACGTGAGGCGTTACGCCTTCGATGCCAGCCCGCTCAGCCGCGCGCCGGATACCTGTCTTGATGCTCGCGATCGGCTTTCCTCGGAATGAAACGACATGCGTTCCACGGTAGCCTTTCCATCGCAGCAAATGCCCGCGCAATTGGCGTGGAGCACGGATGCGACCGCGCCGCTTGTTCGTCTCGGCTTGCCCCTCAGCACGAAAGCGGATTACTCCGGTATCGAGATCAACGCGGGTCCAAATAAGCTCGAGGATCGCGCTTGCGCGCCGCCCGGTGTAAATGCTCAGAATGATGAAGCGGCGCACATGAGGCTCTGCGCACCAGACCAGCGCCGCCACCTCTTTGCGCGTCAGCCACCGATCACGCGGCTCGCCAGCTTCGGGCAAGGTGACTGCAATCGGATGGATCAGCAGACCCTCGGAATGAGCGTGATTAAGTGCGGCTTGCAAAACGCCCAGCTCGCGCCGGACGGTTGAAGGGCTGGCGGAAAGCGTCCGCGTGATCGTCTTCCCTGTCTTCGTGGTTGTCGTGGTGGTGCGAGGCTTCGCGCGCTCGCGCTCGTAAAGGCGGCAGGTCGAGCCTTTCACTGCGTCACAGGTCAGATCCGCCCAAAACGGCGCGAGAGCTTGGACTGAATAGGCGAGCGTTCCCGCCGCGCCGATCTTGGCCCCCTTGTCGTCAACGTATCGGGCCAGCACCTCACCCACGGTTAATTCGCCCGGATGGGCAGGACCGCGCCGCGCTTCCGGCTGTCTGCCGGTGAGGTAGTCAGCGAGTGCCTTTTCAGCCTCTCCACGCTGGCCAAAGCTAAAGCCTGTCCGCTGCATCCGGTTTCCGTCTCGGATGATCCATTGCCCCTCATCCTTTCGGAAGTAGAGGCGCGCGGGCTTTCGTTGTCTGGGCATTGCAGAAACTCCTCAATAGCCTGACGGTTCGTCAGGTAGTTCCGGCCAACCTTCACCGCCCACAATCGCCCATCCCGTCGAGCCTTCCGCAGCGTGTTTACCGTGACGCTGGAATGAACCTTGGCCGCCGCTTCGGCCAAGGTCATCATTTCAAGATTGTCGGGATGAGGATCGTGCATCAGGCCGCCTTCTCCGCGCGCTCAGCGCCTCGTGCTTCGGCCACCTCAGCTTCGGTCAGCCCCTCAGGCGATCCGCCAAGGCCCACCCACTCCATCAGGCGAGAGCGCTCTACATCGTCCAGCTTTTCCCGGGCCATGCGGGTCAAGGTCTCTTGGCATTGTCGCGCGTCCGAGCCGTTGGCGTAGGTGAACTCATGCAGGCAATCGATGGCGTATAGAAGCGCTTTGAGATCATGCACCACATCGTCGGTGCGCTCGTGGTTTGTTTTGTGATGGTCGACGATCATGCTGCACCCTCTTCCTGACGCTCAATCGCGTCTAGGGCGTTACCGAGCCTCGACGCTCTCGTTTGCGCCTGCTCCAGCAAGCCAACCATGTCTGCAGGATCAAGACCCGATAGAATAGCCATCGAAGCCTCCAAGAGAGCTTCAATAATCAAAGCCTCTGTGTGCATCTGGCGGGCACTGAGCGTTTGGGACACGTTTTCGTAGGTCATGCCGCGCCCCCGTCCATTTGCTCAATCACATCGGAAGCCAACGCAGCGATGCATTCGAACAAGGATTTGTATGACGTGGTAACGTCGATGCTCAGCGTCGTGTCTGTCGCAGCCGCACCAATCCTGCATAGGTCCAATATCGCGTAGCAGTTGCCCTCTGCGTCAACGGGCACCGACTTGTCATAAAGCGAGCTCTTGTCGATCATGCCGCGCCCTCCTTTTGCACCCGGTCCATCCGGTCGCGCACCGCGCGGATAATCTCGCTGTTCTGGCTTGCACCGTTCCGTTTCGCTTGCTCCGCGATCCAGTCCTTCAGGTCGCCGGGCAGCCTAAGCTGCAGTGCCTTTTTCTCCGTCATTGCCTTCACTCCATGATGTCCTAAGGATATCATGTCCAAAGGACATCATTGCGTCAATGATAAAATCGTGTCCAATGGCCATCATTATGGCAGATCAAGAAAACCGGACTCTAAACGACAAGTTCATGCTCCGCCTTCCCGATGGGATGCGGGAGAGAATTAAGGTGATCGCCGACAAGAACGGTCGCAGCATGAATGCGGAAATTGTGGAGCTTTTAGAGCGACACATCCCGAGTATTCCTTCCGTCAAGGATGTAATCGAAAGCAGTGATTACATCGCATTCCAGTTGAAAGAACTCTTGGAGCGCGATCCCGACTTGCTTGACCAGAGAACGATGATCACAGCAAAGTCGCTGATGCGAACGCTGAATGAGCTAGACGAGCGCCTCAAGGCCGCGCAAGACCGGAAGACGAATGAGATAAAAAGCTCACGACGTCGACAATAAAATTCCCTTTAATTCCAAATATTTAATGAGATTTCTCCATGCCCTCTTATCAAGTTGACCTGACTTCTCTCCCCAAAGACGAAAGCGCCATCCCCGGATATAAAGTGATCTTGGCTGCTTGGCAGAAGATGTATGACGCCCTCGACGCCGGAAAGACCCCTTCCGAAGTTGATCTGAATGAGGCAATGCAGACCGCGCGCAATGCCATGACCGTTCGCGAGCTGGGCTTTATGAAAGATCTGGAGGCCGAGCTAGCCGCAGAGCATGTTTCCTTGCGTCACGCGAAACTTACAGGCGGCCTCTACAAAATCCTGATGGACCGTCACGGCTTCAAAGTCACCAGAAAAAACGGCGGGCTTGGCTAAGGCATGGTGAGTGCAGAAGGGGCTGGATCACCCCCTCCCGGCACAGTCTAACATCGAAGCTATTCAATCCGCTGGGGTCGAATTCATCCCCGAGAACGGCGGCGGGGGGTAAGATTGAGGAGAAGCGAGTGAGTTCCGAAGAATACATAGAGATCCGCGCAATCATTGAGGCGAAAGCAGTCGCTCATCGAATGGCCATGAGCTTCATCATTCAAGCGGTCGAAAAATTGACCCAAAAAGAGGTGTCTCCTTCGGTGGCCAAGGCCCTAACGCAAATTCGCGAAGGCAATCTTATGATGATAGATGACGAAGATCCACTTCGTGCAGCGACAGACGAAGAGCTAGAAAACATAATTGACATGCTTTCTAGCGATTAAGACAACTCGAAAGCTCGCCGCTTCCTATATTTGATAAGAAAAGCGGCGGACTGCTCTGATCTAGCAATATCGAATTTCGTGATATTGTCCGTCCCCAAATTGAGGATGAACAGGAAACTGCGCTCAAGCGAATGCTCTTGCAATCCGGGCCCGCGCTGAAATGCGTCTGGCGGAGGAATACGACGCCGCGCAGGATCGTGCTGAGGTTACGCACAATGGGGAGCGCGGGAAAGCTATTCCCGATGAAAACGGCTTTTCTGATCCAGCCACTGCCTCAGACCTTGGCCTAGCCCGCAAGGACATCCACGAAGCCCGCCGCCTGTTCGATAATATGCAATCAATGCGCCGCGTGTCGCGATACGAACATCTCAGCGACTGTTCGGTTTGCGACAAATCACATGAACGCCGCGTCAAACAGCTCAGCAGTGATCCCCTGCTTTGACAGAGGCGGCAGCGTCTTGGTGCCCTCCGTTGGCGTTCTGGATCGAGACATAGCCCATTCCATCCAGACAGAATCCATCGCCACGATGATGGCGACGTGATGCGGCTCAAGGGGCACGCGCATCATCCGGCAATAGGCTTCGATCTCGGGATAGCTGATCGCCTCCGGACCGCCTGCATGGTGTCGCCGCGCGCGGGAAAGATCCAAGAAGGCAGAGAGCAGGTGTTGCCCCGCTTCGGGGATCGTCGCGCGCTGCCCTCTGAGGATTGCGCCAAGGGCTTTGCAGAGATGGGCTTGCAAACGGCTCATTAGCGCACCCTCGGATTGCGGGAGATTTGCTGGACACGATCAGGCAGCGCCTTGTTGAACGCCGATACATGTTGCTGCGAAATCTTGGTCGCCGATTGATCGACATAAGCCTTCCAGTTTCCATTTTGGTCCATGTCCACGGTCACGTTCACATCGACCCCCATGGTCCCCGCGCTTGCAGCCGAACCCCCAGCACTGCCGACATTCCCGCCCGACACATAGCCGCGCTTGGCCCGCTGGTGCATCGCCTCAAGGTTGCCCGACCCAATCGCCTGCGTGGCTTTTTTCGAGAACACGTACTCGCCGCGGTGAACCACACCTGCGGGCTGATTGGTGTCCCCGTCCCCAGTGTAGCCTCCCGTTGCAAAGCCCCCGAGCAAGCCACCCAAAAAGCCAAAGAATCCGCCGCCCGAGCCTGCCATTCCGGCGATACTCTTGTCGAGCTGCGCCTTGGCAATCTCCAACAGCAGGTTTGCGACTGCCTCGCGCGCAGAGTCGGCCCCTTGCAGCGCTGCCTCGAAGATCCCTGAGATTGCATCTGCGCCTTGCTGGCTCTGTTCCTTGGCGCGTGTGAGCTTGTCGGCGGCATCATCCGCCGCATCCCCGGCCTTGGCATAGGACAGGGCCAGCGTGTCGATCTGCGCGGCAAGTTCCGGGGTCACTGCCTTGCCCTCCTTCTGAGCCGCTGCAAGCAGCTTGGCTTTGACCCGCGCGTATTCCTGCGCATCGCCATAATCTCGGCCGGAATTCGCGGCTTCGAGCAGGGCCTGTGCCTCGGCTTGCAACGCGACCGTTTCCTGCGCGATCTGATCAATTGCCGCCTTAAACCCGTCGCGAGATCCGGCGCCACCGCCCGATGAGCTGGACGGCTTGAAGTTGGAAGGCGTGACCACATCGCCGGTAAACGGTGTGCTTGTCGGGCGCGGCGAAGACGTCGGCGCAAGCGGCGTGCCGGGCAGCTGGATATCGGCAACGGTCATGCCCGTCCCCGTGTCCATCCCCGGCGTGCCACCGGGCAGCGCTTTGCGCAACTCGTGTGCCTTGGGGAGCAAAGCCGTGATCGCCTTGCCCAGCGAGCCCAGCTGCGAAATCACCCCACCGAAACCCTGCGCGTCGATCCCCTGTAATTCCGAGAGCGCATCATTGGCGTTGCCTTGGATCACATCGAGCTTTTTGGCGAAGTCGTCCCCGTTGATGGTTCCCGCCGCGAATTCGTCGGCCACATCGCGCATATCCTTGGAAGCCGTTGCCAGGACAGACCAAAGCGCATCGTTCCCGAGCTGATCGGCCATGCCCGCCGCGCTGGCAAGCTGCATGGACATGCCCCGCGCATCTTCCTCAAGACCCTGATAGCCATTGCGCAGGTCTTCCACGCTGCGCACCTGTTCGTCCGTCAGTGCGCCCGCCTTGCTCAACTCATCAAAGACGTTATCCCCGAGGACAGAGCGCCCCTGCCCCTCATCCTTGAACATTTCGTCAAGCCGCGTGTTGAAGGCGTCGAAGGGCACATCGGCCAGCGCGACAGCCAGCTTCTTGCCGAACTGACCCACCCGTGTGGTCAGCTCCTGAAACTTCCGGTCGATCTCGGCGGCTTTTTGCACCATCTCATCATCCAGCACCGCGCCAACGTCATGAGCGCGCGCGATGGTTTTACGCAGCTCTCCGTCGCCCTTGGCCAGTAAGGCCACGAAGCGCTCGCCCCCGGTGCCGCCGAACACCTCATCCGCGATACGGATCTGCGCCGCCTTGTCAAAGCTCTGCATGCGCTTGACGATTTCGAGCATCAGCTTGGACGGGTCTTTGAGCCGCTTCTTAAGGTCAGTTGCCGAGAAACCGAGACGCTGGAACGATTGCGCCGCCGACCCTTGCCCAGTTGTGACGAACTCGTCGGCCCGTAGGCTCAGCTCTTTGAAGCCATCCGTGAGACTGTCCACCGCAATGCGGTTTTGCTCCGCCACGAACTTCCATTCCTGAAACGATTGCAGCGACAGGCCCGAGCGCTTGGCCTCATCACCGATCTCCGCGATGCCTCTCACGGTCTCGCTGATATTGGAGCTCAGACCGGCGAACGCCGCAGCGATCGCGCCACCGATCAATCCGCCGGCAAGCGCCTTGCCAAAAGAGCCGATCTTCATGCTCACGCCCGATACGGCCCGGTTGATCGAGGCGCTGGAGCGGTTCATGTCGGCTTCCATTTGCCGGGTCGCACGCCGCGAATTCCGACTGAGCCCGGTATAGGTCGTGGTGCCGCGCCGTTCGGCCCTTTGCATCTTCTTCTCGAAATCCGAGATCCGGGCTTCGAGCATCACGATCAGCCGCTCTTGGTCACCTGTGATAGCGTTCATCGTCAGCTCCTATGCAATAAACATGTCATCGGTGAACCAATCCGCCGATGTTGCCAGCCCGCCCTCATCGGCAGCGGCCCGCGCCACGGCCATTGCTGCCGCGACCGCCCCGTCAATCTTGTCTTTGGATTTGCCCTTGTGAAACGCGCGGTTGCCCGCCGAGTCCGTGCGCACTTCGATATTGGCGAAGTTCCAACGCAGCACCGGGTGCCCACCATGACGAAAGCGTCGTCCGACAATGGCGCGCTCCAGCTCCTTCACCGCAGGCGCCATGCTCACCCAACCCTGCCGGAACTCGACAGCCGGGAAGCCATCTTCAAGAAGATCATTGAGCATATTGCGGGCGAGGTGTGGATCGAAGGCGATCTCGCGCACATTGAACCGCGCGCAGAGCTCCCGGATCTGATCTTCGACCGCCCGGAAATCCACCACGTTGCCCTGCGTCGGGATGATGTGACCGTCTTCGGACCACGTGACATAGGGCACGCCCGCGAGGTCTTGGCGGATCTGCAATGTCTCTTCGGGACAAAAGAACCACGGGTGAACCTGATAGCCGTCTTGACCGTCGCGCCACGCCGCGACAACCGCAGTCAAGTCGTTGTTGCTGGACAGGTCCACTCCGAGCCAACACGGGGCCTGCGTGGCCTCTAGATCCGCCAGATCAACAGTCCCTGCCCCTTCGTCATAAACCGGCATCTCGACAAATGGATCGGTCGCATGGTCGAGCCAGATATTCAGATTGAGCTGGCGAAAGGCCTCTCGGTCTCCAATCCGGCGCGCGCCTTCCTTGGCCAACTGACGCAGCCCCTCGATATCAGGATAACCATGACGCAAGCCGGGGTTCACCTTGAACCAGACTTCCTCGTCCTGCCAATCGCAATCCCGATCAGCCTCAAAGAGAACCGGAAGGATCGAAGGATCATCGACCTCACCGCGTGCGATCTTTCGGGCATCGTCCACGATTTCCCAAGCGACATTCTCTTGCCCTCTCCCTGCCGTGGTCGCCACCACAAGCAGCGAGCCCGGGGTTTTCACAAGCCCCGAGCGCAGCACATCCCACAGCTCACGCTTTTTCCAAGCGTGCAGTTCATCGGCCAGCACGAAGACCGGCGTGCGCCCGTGCTGCGTGCCAGCATCCGCCGAGATCGCTTCACAGAAGCTGCGTTCCTTGGGGAAAGTGATGCGGTTGCGATAATCGAGGCAACGAATATGGGGGGCAATTTTTGGGTGAGCCGTGAGCAAGCCGCGCAGCTCCTCATAAGCGATCCGGGCCTGCTTTCGATCAGAGGCTGAGGTGATGACCTCCCCACCGGGCACCCGCTCCGGGCCTACCGTGTGAAGCGCCTCCAGCGCCGCCGCCAGCGAGGTTTTGCGGTTGCCGCGCGGCACAAGGATCACCACGGTCTTCACGACGCGCGTTCCATTCTCATGGCGCGGGCCATAAATCCTACGCACGATCCGCTCTTGCCAGAGATCAAGCTGGAAGGGCTTTCCCGACTTCGGATGACGCAGCATCTTGAGAAACTTCACGGCGCGTTCGCCATGGCCCAGCGGATCCGGGATCTCGCTGCCGTCATAGATCCAATCAGGAAATGTCGAGCGGGTCATCGTCATCTCCCTCGTCAGGTTCTCGAATGGCGGGGCGCGAGCGCGAGACCGGCGTCAGCCCCAGCTCAGCCGCAAGAAGCCGCGAGCGGGTCATCGCGTCGGCTTGAATGCCCACTGCCGGGTGCCGCTTGGGCATCCCTTCCACGACAATCACCGCGCCACCATTCGCAAGGAGCTTTTGCATTTCGCGCACCTGCCCAATCGCGAGGCAGTAGTTTTCCAGCGATCCAAGGTCCGCCACGGACAAGATCCGTCGCTCCGCAAGGATCGGCATCACGCGCTCCCATTCCTGAGCTGCGTCTTCGGGCATCCATTGAGGCGGGCCGAGATCGGTCACAGCTTCCGGGTCACGGCGCAACTCAGGCTTCGTCCCGCGCATTATGCACCCTCCCCATAGACTTGGGCCGCGAGAGCCGCGCAGCGAAGCTCAAGCCCCTTGCGGCGCCCCAGTTCGGTCACTTCCTTGATTTGATACGTTTTGCCGTCAAAGCTCACCCTGTTGGTGTTGGAGACGCCGGAGACGAAGCGAATGCGAAACACGATCACCGCTTCATCGGTGGCCCCGCCGGTTTGCATGAACTCTGTTGTGGACCGCTCGACCACCTCGGCGCGATATGTGCCCTGATTGGCCCATGCTTTCACCGGGCTTCCGTAGTCGTCCACGGTCGAGGTCGCGGATTGAATGGCGATAACTCGGGTGAGCTTTCCAGACTGCATCAGAGATCCTCCGAGACCAGCACCTCGACCGTCACGACCCCATGCGAGCTTTCTCCATCGGGATCGCGCATAAAACGGGTCGTGCTGATCTTGAGATCGCCGCAGTGGTAGGGCGCGGCGAGAGCGAGGCGCGAGCGCATAGACTGGCGGATTGCCCCGGCAATGGTCTTTACACCGGCCAGAGAAACTTCGCGCGTCCAAATGTGCAGGGTGTGATAGATCCGCGTGTGCGTCCGCTTGAGGCTTGTGCCAGCGTCCACTTCCTGCGTCTCCCCCATGATGATTGACGGGCGCGGGTTCGGTGTCTCGTTGCGATCAAGGATCGAGGTTGCAGGCACAAGCGTCGTGACGGCGGTGTTAGCCACCAGCCGCGCACGCATTGCCTTTTGAACCTCGATATCTGCGCTCATGTCTTGCTCTTCTTGATCGATCGCGTGATCGCGCGCTTGATTGCTTGGGAGGCCTTTTTCTGATGCAGCCGGACCGCAGGCCAGAAGAAGGGATGCGCGGGCACCGTCGAGCCATTGAAGCCGTTGCCGTGCCCATATTCGACAAGGTGGGCGTAGCGCACATCCGAGTTGCCAACAGTGACAGCGGCTTGATTGCTGCCCACCATCATCGAGCCTCCGGGCTGGGAATAAGCGGGAGTTGCCTCTCCCGGCCCTGTCACCTCGATACTGTCACGCAGATCACCAGATTCGACGGGCGCAAAGCTCCGCATGGTTTGGGCCATCTCATTGGCTTGCTTGATCAGCGTCGGCTTCACACCCTCGCGCACGTCCTTTGGGATCGCCCGCATACGCCGCTGAAATTTAGAGAGCCCGCCATCGTTGGCCATCAGAAGGTGAACCCCCGATATTCACGGACAATCTCGTCCACGCCGAACGGGATTTCGCGCAGCCCGTCGCCCGCAGCTTCCCGGTTTTCATACCAGTGCGCTGCGAGCTGAAGCACGGCCTCCTTGAGCGAGGGCGTGCCGTCTACGCCGAACTCGTCTTCAATCTTGAAACCCAGCAGCCGCTCGATGTGGTCTTGAGCCGCATCGATCTTTCCCGCCAAGAGGGTGTCATCGAGTTCTCCCATATCGTCGGTGAACGATAGCTGCGCTTTGAGATCATCCAGGGTCACGATACTCATGGCGACCTCAAAGCGGGCGGCTGGCGTTGACTTTGACGGTCGGGGGCACGCGCTCGCCCAAGATGATCCGGCTTTTGGTGGTCTCAAGCTCGAGCGCAAGCCCTGCTTTGGAAGCCGCAGACAGGATGCGGTTGAGGTTTTCGGCGGCGTCTCTCACATGCTGGACAATCTCAGCATCCGAGAGCGGTCCCACGCTTGTTACATCAAATGCCATCTGATCAGGCCTCCGCCGCGTTGACGCGCACAACGTTCGAGTTGATCCACAGCGTCGAGTTGAGCTTCATCACGTTGTCGGCGGTATCCAGCGCCTCAGAAGCCGAACCGACTGCAGCTGCGAAATACCGCTCGGACGGCGTGCCGCCTTCGGGGGCGTCATTGAGCACCACCTTGAAAGCATAGTCGAAGATCGTCTTTTCCGCCGAGATCAGCGCGAGCTGGCCCGGATCCGCGTAGTCAATGCCGCAGATCACCTCCATCGTGCCTGCATCACGCACGCCCTTGAGACGGCGTTGACGCCCGCTCGCCAAGCCCGCGAAGGTGATCTCATTCGAGGTATCGCCAAACTTGCCGAGGTTTTCGGTCTCCCCGACCTCCACCCAAGTTTCACCGTCGAAATCGGTCACGGTCAGATCATCCCCATCAACGGTCATCGATCCGCCGATAAACAGCTTCGCCCCGTTCGTTGCATAAATCGCCATTGTCTCAGTTCCTCTTGCTCAAGCGCCGTTCCAATCTCTGTTTGGCGCTGTTGTGATGATGGGCACAGAGGCCCTGCCAGTTCTTCGGGTCATCACGCAGCGAAGGGTCGCCCTTGTGCGGGATGATGTGATCTACGTGGGTCGCCTCTTCGCAGCAGCCCGGCCACTTGCAGCGCCGGTTGCCACGCATCGCGAGGAAGGCCTTCCGCTCCTTCTCCCAGCGCGATCCGTAACCGCGCTGAGTGCTGTTAGGCCGGGTCTTGTCGAAGCGCGCCTTGCGCTCCGCGTTGCGCTTGGCTTCGCATTTACACAGGACGCCGTGAGGAACACGGAAGCCACAGGGACAAATGCGAGGCCCGCGCACCGGCATCAGGCCACCGGACGATCAAGCGGAATGGTGACCGCCGAGGCCCCCGCCGCAATGCTCGTGCCGCCCGCCTTGCTCAGCGACAGGCGCACATAGCGCTTGAAGCCAACATAGCCGAGGCGATAGCTGGCGTTTGCCGCCAGCGTTGCCGGTGCATCGGTCTGGATATGCGCGGCATCAGCATCCGCGAAATCGCCCAATGTGGTGGTGTCGCTTTCTTGGATCGTCACCCCGAAGTCGCCCGAGCTGACGATTGCGCCCGTGTTGAGCACGAAGGCCACAGCCTTGGCGTTCTTGAGATCGATCACGCTCCCGGTTGCCGCCGCCGATTGAACGGCTGCAGTCAGCGCGGGCAGCGCAGCGATATTGCTGTAAAGGTCTCGCATGTCAGTCTCTCCTTACGAGGTCGCCATCTTCAGCTTGCGGAAGCGCGCGGCCTGAAGGACGCCGCCGCCCACGCGCCGGGTGGCATGGATGCGGGTGATGCCGGTGGTGGCTTGGGTGTAGGGATCGACCAGCGTGGACATGGCGAGCCGGTCAATGATCCGGTAGGCCGAGAAATCGCCATAGATGATCGGGAAGGCATCGGCTCCCACATCGGGCATATCGACCATTTCGATCACGGGACGCCCGAGGATCGTTTCGGGCTGGCCCGCCTGATAGGACGGTTGCCACAGGAACCGGCCATCTCCGTCTTTCAGCAGGCGGATCTTGCCAAGCGTCGTGCCGTTCATCGCCCAGGCACCACGGTTGCGGTAGGTCGCCGGAAGCGCATAGAGAAGCGTGATCAGCGCGTCGGCCTTGAGATCGGTCGCATGCCCGTTGGGCGAGTAGGCGATGCCGGGATTGACCATGAAGCCCTCGGGCTGGATGCCGCCGGTGCCGTTCACAAAGGCCGCAGCTTCCTTCTTGCCGAAGTCTTCCGACAGAGCCATGCGCACTTCGGTCTCGGCCTGCGGCGCATCCGCCATGAGCCGGTTGGAGATATCCACGAACGTCGACATTTCCTTGGGCTCGAGTTCCTTTTGGCCGAAGGTGATCGTGCTCTCTTCGCGCTCCTGCATCTCCCCGTGCCACTTGGCGTTGGTGATGTCGCCGCGGGTTGGATAGATCACCGAAGGGGCCGAGGTGCCGCGCACGCTGGCCACCGAACGGATGGGCGAGAACTCGACCAGATCGCGGATGATTTCCGAAGACAGCTCAGCCGGGGCCAGATAGCCACCTTGCGGGTCGCTCGACACATTGAGGGCCTTGCGGTCTTCATCGCTCAGGCGGTCGCCGTAGCGCAGATAGGACACGAAGGCTTTGCGCTCTGCAGTCGGCTCGTCATCTTTGGTTTCTTTGGGGTCAGGCCGGTTCGATTTGGCTTCGAGCTTGTCCAGCCGCTCCACCAGTTTCGTGGTGTCGGCCTTGGTCTCAATGGCTTTCATCCGTTCCTCAACGGTGTCCGCCATTTCCTTGATTGCCTTCGTCACGAGGGCTTCGGGGTCGTCTTCCTCCCCCGACTTGCGCTCGATCGGTGCGCTGGACAACAGCGCGGTCTTGCTCAGATGTTTCATGTGTTCCTCGTGAGTTGCGCGGTTGCGCGTTGCAGTGCGACGGCGATGCGCAGCGCGCTCACCGCATCTTTGGCCGAGGTCACCCTCGCGCCCGGGTGAGCTGGGATAACCACCAGAGAGGCCTCCAGCAGCTCAAGAGATTTGATCGTGCGGCCCCCACCTTTGCGGGCGAGTGCCTTGCGGGTGATAAAACCGATGGAAATCCCGCGCACCGCTCCAGCCTGAACCAGCGCGCGCACTTCGCGGGCACGCTCCACATCTTTCACCATCAGACTGCCTGAGAGGTGCAGCCCATCCTCTTCCTCAGTCGCCTTGGTCCAGACGCCGACAGGTTCGTTCTGATCGTGGCCAAAGAGCATCGGCAAAGGCAGAGGTGCGCCTGCAAAGGCCCCTTTCTCGATCACATCGCCCACGCGGTCAGGCGTGGCGAACTTCCAAGCAAGGCCCGAGATCGCGCCCTCATCGCTCGCAAGCAGTTTGGTCTCGATGAATGCCCGCTCCATCAGCTCACCCCTTTGATCGCGGGGCGGGCGCCAGCAAAGCTATCAACCTGCTCATGGACCCATTGGGCCGAGCGCAGCACGCGCAGAACGTTTGCGTGGGTAAAGGGCAGATCTTCGCCGCCTTCGCGGATTTCCCAGCCAAGCACGCAGCGCGCGAGGCTGTTGATCCGTGCCTTCTCTCGCGCGTCCGCAGAGACGCGGCCCTCATCGTCTGCCAGATCGGCCAGCTCATCCACCAACCGAACCCGCGCGCGGGCCTGAGTGGCGCTGTCCGGGCCCGCCATGCGAAAGCGGATGCCGGTCGGCTCGCCCAAAACCGGATCGCGCAGGTCGAACCATGTGCCCCGGTCTTGGTCTTCTGCATTCGCGAGAATATCATCAAGCTGCATTGTCAGGCCCTTTCGGCGGCACATCGGTGGAAATGTTCGGATTGAGGAATGCCTCGCCACCGTCGCGCGGCGGCAGGCCAATCCAGTCACGGCCCTCATTGGGGTTGATCGTCTGGCTTGCGATGAGGCTGTTGATCACGGTGGCGCGGGTCGAGAGATCAGCGCGAGTGAGGTCATCGCGATCAAACCGGATCACCAGAGAGCCACGCTCATCATCGGAGAACAGCGCTCGGCCAAGCGCGCCTTCGAGGCCGCGCAGCCATGGCTCCAAGCAATAGCTCAGGAACTCGCGCCCCTTCTGCTCGCTATTCGACCATGTGGCCCGCTCAAGATCGCCCACCATCGGGCCGGGAATGTTGAACGCCCGCGCGATCTCTTGGATCTGGAAGCGGCGGTTTTCGAGGAACTGGCTGTCCGTGCTGTTGAAGGTCAGCGGCATGAACTCAGCCCCGTCATAGAGGATCGCAGTTTTACTGCCGGTATCCTCGCTCTCGTGAGACAGACGCCACGCGGCAATGGCCTTTTTGACGCTTTCCTCGCCCATCCCTTTGGGGAAGCTGAGTACGCCGCCGGGGCGTGCTCCACGGGTGAACAACCGCCCCGCGTGCCGGTCCAGCGCCACGGCGATGCCAATGGCGTTGCGCGCCAACGTCAACGGGCAGCGGCTGAGAGGCGGGAGAAGGTGGATCACGTCACGCGCCGGGATCGGGCGTGAGTCGAGCTTGTAGCGGCGCTCGCCGGTGCTGGTGTCGATATCAAAGCTCAGGATGCCCGTGCGATAGCGGATCAGCTCGCGCGGCTCACCGCCAACCCGGTTGACCCATGCCATGCCGCCCGCGTCCGAGGTGAGTCCATCGACCACGATTTGGCGGATCATCTCAAAGCCCGTGGTCCAGTCGTTCACCTCGCCGCGCAACAGGCCGAGAACCGGGTGATCTGGCACGTCGATCTCTGCCCCATTCTCACGTCGCTTGACCATGATATCGAGCGAGGCCACGGCTTCTGAGATAAGCTGGATCGCGTTGGCCACCACCGGCACGGCCAGCGCCTCCTGTGCGGAGACCGAGACGCCAATGGACGTAGGCGTGAGACCGAAGATCGACTCCATCAGCGCATCTGGCGATGTGAGCGATTTCTGTTCCGTCTCAGCGGTTTTGCGAGTGAAAGGCCATATATTCATGGCCCCATTGTCAGGCTCGGGGTCGCAAGTAGGAAGCTATCCAGACCTGCCAGAACCTGCCAACATCTGCCAAGTCATGCAGGCAGAAATTCCTATTTCGGGCAAATCGTGCGCGTTCCTCCCCGCGCCGGTCCCCAAGGGAGGGCTGAAGTTTGGAACCACCCCCCCTTGGGCTCTTTTGTCCCTCGGCTCCGCGTTGGGTAGCCTGCCCAACCGCCAATGGCGGGTGAACCCGGCGACTATGCCCGCCCAGACATCCCGGCACAAGCATGGAAGCGCACCGCGCGATCACGGCCTTCTTGGATCGCCCGAGCGAACTCGTCGGTGCAACCGAGCTGATCTGCGGCAGTGGCGATGGTGCCACCCGCGACAGCGAGACACTCGTGCATGTGAGAGAGCATGGATGCGACCTGATCACGATTGCCGGGGTCAGCCTGCTCGACCGTCTTGTGCATGGCCATGACAAGGCCAGCAGCAGCGGCGAGGAGATGAGCGACGGTGATTTCGTCATTTGCGATCGTCTCGTTCATGCTCAAGCCTCCATCGCGCTCTTGCCGGTCAACGCCCGATAGGCTGCGTCCGCCCGCTCGGTGATGAGAGCTGCCAGTTCAGGATCCGAGAACGAAGTGTTGATCGGCGCCTTCGAAGGTGACGTGCCACGCGGTCCATTCGACCTCACCATGCCCTTCGCATTCTCAGTGAGCACACAGCCGTTGATGCTCATCCCTGCATAGGAGAGCGTGAAGATTGCCAGCAAGCGAGTGCCTGCGGTGTTGGCTTTGCCGTCGAGGACGGTGAGTTGGAGGATGGTCGGTTGATAGTCCATATCAGTTTCCTTTGAGCCAGTTGATGATTTCGGACCGGAAGGCGAAGAAGCGCTTGCCGTCGGGCTTGGTGATGGGCGCGAGGCCCTGACGATGCCAACGCCGCACAGTCTGGACGCTGACGCCACATGCAGCGGCGATTGCCTCAAGGCCCCAGAGCTTTTCTGTAGCCATGAATGTTTGGTCAAACCGCTCGGCGGTGATGGGAGGATGTTTGCTCATTTTGCCCTCATGAGTTGATGGGGAGGTTTCGTTGAAGTGATTGGGGCCGATTTTGGATTTTCGACCAATTTGACCTCGAATTCGGGGCATCCTTAGAGCCCCTCCAGATAAGGGGGGGACGGTGTATTATGATTGTGCCTAGATCCGGGAAGTCTGGCAGAGAGCTTGTAGACCCCACTTTTGCGAAGTCGCTTGTCGGGCTCTCTCAGCTGTTCGATGAAGCCACGCTCGATCAGGACATCCCGCGCCAAGGCGATCTTACCGCGCGGCCAAGGCGGGTTCTTGTGTTCGCTCATTGCTCTCGGGGCGATCGCGAATGAAGGTCGGTTGCTATGCCAGCGCCTCAGGAGCATGTAGAGGGCATAGGCTTCCGGCTGATCGATCAGGTCATCCATGACGACATCTCCCGTATTGATCTGGGGCCGCTTGTGGCCGAGGTAATTACGACCCGTGCTCTCGTAGCTCCACGCCGAGAGAGCACAGCGCTCGATTTCCTTTGCCGAGAGCTGTTCAAGGAAGCTGCCCGCCCAGGTAGCTGCCGCATCGACCAGAGCATCCACGTCATCACAGAGGCGAGCCTCAGCCATGCACCAGCGCCAGAGGCTGTCATTTCGTTCGCCCTGCTTCACAGTCTCAGCGAGGCGCCTTGAGCCCCCTATGAGCGCCTTAGGTGGGATCGTGGGTAGATTGGCGATATCGTCCAAGTTGCCGGAGAGGAATTGATAGGACGCGCCGAGATCGAAACGGCGCGAGGGTGGCGCAATCGTAAACCCACCGCCGAGAATATCGATCGGCTCGCCCTCGAAGGGGCGGACGCTCCGCACCTCCCCATTGTATCGATACCAAAGCTTTGACTTGCCCGAGGCGGTCTTGATGGTGATCGGCGTCTCTCCGAAGCGATCTAGAGCCATAGCAAGCCATGAGTCACCCACGGCGTCCACGTCTACCTCGACGATCCCGGTGGGCTTGCCCATAACTATGCCGAGGCCCTCAGCGGCCCCTAGCTTCGGTGAGATCGCCCATGCCCTCGACTTCTTCGTGTTGGCTTGCTGCCAGCCCTTCACCGCTGGGCGCTTTGCACGAGTGTCGACCGGGAAGACGGGTATCCCCCGATCAGCGAACTCGGCAGCGTGGTGTGAATAAATGCCCATCACTCGCACCCCGCTTCCGAGCGATGCAGCGCGACGTGATGCGCACGGCAAAGCCATGTGACCGCGTAGGGCCGGTCGTAGTCGCGGTGATGGGCGTCGACCTTCGTTTTGCCACAGACTTCGCAAGACTTCTTTTCAAGAATTCCGAGCCGCAAAGCCGTCTGGACCGCGAGGTGAGCAGCATAGCGCTTTGGGTTTTCTCGGCGCCATTTTTGTTGCCTCGTGGGAGCGCTAGCGCTATTCTTTTTGGGAAGCTGTACCGATTCATATTTGCCCTCGGTCGCGCCCGCCAGCGCGCCGGGGGTTTGTTTTTTTTGGTTCATTGCGGGCCCTCCGGAGAAAGCAAGGTTCGCACAGAAACCGCACAGAAACCCGTGAACACCGGGAGAACATCGAGCAAATCAAGGAATGCGGAATTGCGTAATTTACGCGGTTTCGGGTGTGAATAAGTGTCTTGGTAAGGGAGAGGTCGAGAGTTCAAATCTCTCCAGCAGCACCACTTTCTTTCCTTTGAAATCAAAAGCTTAACAAAAACAGGACTCTGACGAGCTGCCGTTGTGCTAATGATGTGCTAAAGTTTGTGTTAGCACAAACTAACACACGAGGTCGGCGGCATGTCCCTCCCTACCGTCTCAGGCGCGCAAATTCGCGGCTCCACGTATCACCTAAATCTCCCGATCCCGAAGGTGATTCAGTCGCTTTACCCCAAGCACAAGAGCGGCGTCATGCGGGGCTCGCTTCGCACTTCCGATCCTAAAGAGGCCCAGAGCCGGGTGGGCGAACAACGCGCCATCTTCGACCGCCAAGTGAAGGAGGCCCAGCGCCTCGCGGATCGCGAGCGCATCCTTGGAACACTCGGCCAAGAGGACCGAGACTTGCTCGCAGAAATCGGCGGTCCCGAACGCCTGCTTGACACAATCCGGGAGCTTCGCAAGGAGGCCGCGCTTACCCTCGCGGGTATGGGGAGCGGCGCGGCTTTGGCGACTGAGATAGAGAGCTTGCCACCCCACGCCCTCCGCACACTCGCTCAGCGAGAAGAACAGGAAGGACAAGCAGCTCTCCGCACACTGACCGCCGAAACGCGCAGATCGAAGGGCGTCAGCCGCCAGCTTGGCAAAGAGCCTCCCGCACCCCCGAGCGGTCTGGACGAGGGGACCGTGGGAATCCGCGAGCTGGCCGAGAAGTTCACAGAAGCAAACGGATACACTGTGCAGAACAAGGAGTCCGTGCTGCACACCGTGCGCCGCTGGATCGAGCTGCACGGCGATATCCCTGTCGAAAAATGGACGCGAGCCCACCTCGACAAGTTCGACGAGGTCTTGACCAAGTTTCCAGCCTCGACAGCCGCGAGCCTTCGCAGCCTGCCCCTCTTAAAGATCATCGCGAAGGGGCAACGGGAGAACTTGCCGACGATCAGCAAAAAAACCCGGTCGCGATACAGCGACCATATGAAAAGCTTGAGCAAGTATGCCCTAAACCAAGCTGGACTGATCAGCGCCGATCCCTTCGCCGGATACAAGCCGCGCGGCGAGAAGGTGAAGTTCTCGGCGGGTTCGGTGAAGGAAACGATCCCATTCACCCCGGCTCAGGTCGGAAAGATATTGGATCACGTCGAGAAGACCGACAACGAGATTATCGACCGCTGGCTTCCACTCCTCGCCGCCTACACTGGCGCGCGGCGCGAAGAACTTGGGCAGCTACTCGGCGTTGTTGCAGAAGTCGTCTTCGAGACGAGCTTCCCCCTTCCCGCCGAAACCTCAGGCGACGCGCTCAATCTCGGCTTGGCCGAGAGAGTTGAAGCGGTTCATGAGGGCGATGCGGATGTGAATTTCGGCGGTCTGGCGGTCGGGGTCTCGTGAGGCGATCCTCTCTCCGAAGGACTTGAGGCAGCGCATTTTCGCCTCGATCCGGCTTCGGATGTGATAGCCGGACCAGTTTTTCCAGATCGCTCGCCCAAGGAGCCGGGTGGCGCGCAGGATGTCATTGCGCGCCCTCGCAGCAGGGCAGTCCTCTTTCCAGACGCGTCCATTCTTGCGAATGGGGATGATTGC